ATTCAAGGATCAACAAGATATTGATTCTACTCTAGCTAACCCAGCTTATGTGGAATATAAAGAACCTACAAAGGTAGCTTCTAAAGCTGCCCCTAAGAAAGAGTCTACTAAAGAGAAGGAATAAGCATGGCAATTAATAGAGGCGCAGGAGGCAGTGGAGATGCTGTTGCAACCAATGAGGCATCTTTAGCAATACAAGCAGCTTCTGAGGCTGCTATTAGTGCCTCTACAGCAGCTACGCAAGCAACGAATGCAGGTGATAGTGCTGTTATCGCAAGTGGTAGTGCAGATGAAGCAGCCGCCTCAGCAGCCATTGCACTAGCTAGTACTTCTGATGCAGTTGCTACTGCTGCAGATGTCGTTCTAACTAATGCTGATGTAGTATCGACAAATGCTGATGTAGTCTCAAGTTCAGGGGATGCAGCGAGTGCAAGTACAAGTGCTAGTACAGCTACAACACAAGCTGGTATATCAACAGCATCTGCAAGTAATGCTAGTAACTCAGAAGTAGCTGCTGGCACATCAGAGACAAACGCTAGTACATCAGAGTCGAATGCTAGTACATCAGAGACAAATGCATCCACGAGTGCAGGTACTGCCACAACTAAGGCTTCCGAGGCTAGTACCTCTGCGAGTAACGCAGCAACATCAGAGTCAAATACAGCTACCTCCGAGAGTAATGCTTCAACATCTGCTAGCAATGCTTCTACATCTGCGAGTAACGCAGCAACGTCAGAGAGCAATGCTGCAACATCAGAATCAAATGCACTAGCTTCCTATGACAGCTTCGATGACCGCTACTTAGGTGCGAAAGCTGTAGAACCAACACTAGACAACGATGGTGGCACATTGCTAATAGGTGCTATGTTCTTCTATACAGTCAGCAATTCAATGAAGGTATGGGACGGGGCGACGTGGTCTGGGACTACCCCATTATCTTTTATAAAGCAAGTGGGTACAGGTACTCTAGCCTTAACAGCTTCATACCTTAACATTGCCTTAGCAACCAACCTTATAGATGAATCAGCAGGAGATATGTCTTACTCATCAGGAGTATTCACTGTCTCTGAGGCAGGTAACTTTGAGTTTGGGGGCTTCATAGGAATTGAAAATAATTCAGACCAACGTGCTTCAATATCGATGCAGATTTATGTTGATGGAGTTGCTACAGGAGTTATCCAGAATGATGGCTACATTAGAAACAATAGCTCTAACCCAAACTGGACTGCAAAACTAGCAGATGAGCCTTTCGCTTTGACAGCAAGTCAGACAATTGAAGTTAGAGCACTGGCTTATGGTGGGGATACTAATACTGAAGTAGACCTTAGCCAGTCACAACTCTGGCTCAAGCGTATGACAGGGGATAAAGGAGCTACTGGATCTGCTGGAGCACAAGGTATACAAGGGGAGACAGGGGAGACAGGGGCAGCTGGTGCAGGCACAGGCTCAGTAACTTCGGTAGATGTGTCCGTACCCTTAGGTTTTGAAGTATCTGGGGCCCCTATTACAGTTGCGGGAACCCTAGCGGTTTCCTTCTCTGCTGGGTATTCATTGCCAGCTACAGCTAGTCAAACTAACTGGAACACATCTTATGGATGGGGTGATCATGCAAGTGCTGGCTATTTAACGCCTACAGGGGATGGTAGTGCTTTAACTGGCTTACCTGCTGGTGGAGCTACAGCCATAGGAACTAACAGTGCTCTTTCGTATGCAGATGGTCAGTTGTTTGTATCTGCTACAGGCATAGCTTATTGGAAGTTAAACGATGGTTCTACAGGGTGGTATGAAGTAGGGCAGCTTTTACTTAATGCAGCAGGAGAGATGGGGGATAGTATTGTCGGAGGACGATACCACACCTCCATGATCAAGGCTGATGGTTCAGTATGGAGTACAGGTGCGAACGACAGAGGACAGTTCGGTGATGGTACTGTTACAGACAGTAGTTCATTTGTAGCCTCTTCCATAACTTCTGGTGCTGTTCGCATTTTTGCTGGGTTCTATACTACTTCAGTAATTAAAGATGACGGCTCAGTGTGGAGCACAGGTGAGAATACTTATGGTTCTATAGGGGACGGAACTACTGATGACAGGAACACTTTTGTAGCAACTAACATTACCTCAGGAGCAGTTCAACTTGGGGGTGGACAATATACTACTCTAGTGATTAAAGACGATGGGTCTATATGGAGTACAGGCAGGAATAACCAAGGGCAGTTAGGAGACGGCACTTTCACAGATAGAGATTCCTTTGGAACTACTACTATTACGTCAGGGGCTATTGATATAAGTAGCACTAAATCCTCGTTCACATTAGTAATAAAAGATGATGGCTCGGTATGGGGAGTTGGCTACAATGGGTATGGAAACTTAGGTGATGGTACTCTTACAAACAAACCCAACTTCTCAGCAACCTCTATTACCTCTGGGGCTGTTAGCGTCGCAAGTGGGCAAACTTGCACTTTAGTAGTAAAAGATGATGGATCAGTCTGGGGCACAGGCGATAATTACTTTGGACTTATAGGAGATGGAGCTAATACAAACAGAACCTCCTATGTAGCTTCTAATATTACTTCTGGAGCTATTAAGATTACTTGTGGGCAATATCATTCTGTAGTCCTTAAAGATGATGGATCTGTATGGGCAGCAGGTTCAGCTCAGTTTGGGCAGATAGGTGATGGAACTACTACAGACAAGAACACCTTTGTACCTACTAATATTACTTCAGGGGCTATTACCATTTCAGGTGGGCAAGATTTCACTTCAGTGATTAAAGATGATGGTTCGGTGTGGGCGGTTGGTAGGAATACCGATGGAAAGCTAGGAGATGGCACTGCTACAGATAGGTCATCCTTTGTAGTTACTACTATTACCTCTGGTGCTGCCTCACCACCTGTAGCTACTAGAAAAACAGTGGTAGAATTACCTTAAAGGAGAACAAAGTAATGAAGTACATAAAGTATACACCAATGTCTAACATTAACTTAGAGGCTGAAGGGAGTATAAACGAAGTAGTTGATGACTCATTAATAATGTCTAGCTCTATTTTAGAGTCAGAGATTGAAACTTTGCTAGGTAATGATAAACAACTTTTGTCTATGTATGACCTACACGAATACTCAGAAATGATTAGATACAGTAGAGAACTAGCTTACGGTGAATTAAACCAGTTTGAATTACAATATAATGACTTAATTAATAACACCACTACTTGGAAAGATGCAATTACAGCAGTTAAAGTTACGTACCCTAAGCCAACTAACTAAAGAAAAACAATATGACAACTCCACACGAAACAGTTACATCCCTTGCCACTACAGCCACCTATGGTGGGTCAGGAGCCGCTGTGTTATTTGGACTTACTGCTAACGAATTTGCAGCAATTGCTGGCGCAGTTGTAGCAGTCATTGGTTTAATTGTTTCATGGGTGTTTAAAGGACTAGAGCGAAAAGACAGGATAGCCCACTATAAGAGGATGGAAAAAACACATGAAACTCACTAAGCACTTTTCACTTGATGAGCTAACAGTGTCTCAAACGGCAACCCGTAAGGGCATTGACAACAACCCTACACCAGAACATTTAGATAACCTAAAGCTAACAGCTAAGAATATGGAAGTTGTTAGAGAGTTGGTAGGTAATCAGCCTGTTCATATATCAAGTGGCTACCGTAACAAAGTAGTAAACATGCTGGTAGGTGGTAGTGGTACTAGCTCTCATACAACTGGATATGCAATTGACTTTGTATGCCATGGGTTTGGCACTCCTTATGAAATCTGTAAACTGTTACAAGAGTCAAACATTAAGTATGACCAACTCATTCACGAGTTTGGTCGTTGGGTTCACCTCTCTTTTGACCCTAAGAATAGACAACAAGACCTCACTGCTTCCAGAGTGAACGGTCGAGTTACTTATAACAAAGGAATAAACAATGTTTAATTTATTAATACCAGCAATTAGCACAGTGATAGACAAGATATTTCCTGATGCAGGGGAGGCTGCTAAAGCTAAGGCAGAAATGCATTCACTACAAATGCAAGGTGAGTTCAAACAACTAGAAGCAGAGTTACAAATCTCTCTTGGGCAAATTGCAATTAATCAAGAAGAGGCGAAAAGCCATAGCCTGTATAAGTCAGGTTGGCGACCCGCTGTTGGCTGGGTATGTGTCTTTGGGTTGGCATACAGCTTTCTTTTACAGCCACTGTTGGCTTG